ATCTCTGTGAGCAGGTCTGCCAGTCCGCTACGGAACTGCTTGAACTCGCTCTCGCTTACCACTCGGGGCGGCGGTAGTTCTTCCTCGCCCTCTGTCAGCACTAGGTCAGGGGTGGATTCCTCCACCACCGCTTCAAATATAGCACTGAACTGGTTGTCGTCTGCTTCTATTTTCAGTGGCTTGCCGTTGGGGTCAATGAAAAACAACTGCCCCATGCCCCCTAGTTTCAAGATATTGGGAGAGTGGCAGTCTTCCTCCCCAATAAGCATGAAACGATCCCCAATAGAATAGACTGATCCGCGTATGCCGCGAACGAGTCGGAACACTGTTCCGCTAGGGTAGTCACCTAACAGAAGGGGATCACTTGGAGGCGTGTCTTCCATCCGTGTATTTAGGTGCTGCCAGTGAGTGCCTTCCACGACACAGGGAATCGAGGTGCAATGATTTGACTGATGGCATCGGCGTACTGGCGGATCTCCCATTGGGCGTGGGGGTCGCTGCGCTGCGTGTACACTCGTGCGTACGCAGCAAGGGATCCAGTCCACCACCACTCCGTGTGTACGCCCTGCGGCAGCACGAAACGGGCTTGTTCGGGTGCGATGCCACGTGCAACAAGAGATTCGTATCGCTTGATGCACAACTGGACTGCTTCGTGGTAGTCACGGTCCATCATGCCACGGTCGAATCCGTCAACCACAAAGTCCTCCGAGCCTTGCTTTGCTCCCCCTGTGGGGGCTGTGCGCCAGTTTGGTGTGTAGAAATCAGGCGTGTCTGTAACGTACCTTCGGGACACTTCGTTTTCCACAAACCCTTGCTTGTGTTTGAAAAATTGGGTGCGGATGGAGATGGGAGCCTTGATCCGCAGAGTGATCTGTGGATGGGCAAAGGGCGTCCAGTGCCCGTGCTTGGCAAGGTATCCAATCAGTTTCTGATCCTTTTCACCCAGTTTGTGCTCACGCGCACCACTCCAATGTGGCTCACTGTCCCAATCGCTCTCCTTGTTGAAGGACACGCGGGCAGAATTCACCACAGTGAGATCGTTTCCCATGTGGTCCACGTACTCTACATGACCGTTGCCAAGAACGGTAATCTTTGAAACAGGGGCGTTCATTGTGTACTCTCCGTAGTCTTCGCTCATCATACTCGTTTCCATTGGCTCCACTTTAGTCGGGCTTCTATTCCACTCACTGCACTGCTGTCGATCAGGGCACGAACCTGTTCGGGGGTTCGACCTGCAAGCACCATGTCGTTGATGTCTTTCTCGTCCACTCCTTGCCACACGCACACGCGATACCCTTCTTCTATGGCTTCTTCCATCTTGCGGACAATCTCGCGGTTCCTAGGCTCGTTGTCGTACACCAGTACGCAGTCACTGAACACCTTGATGCCTTCTGCCGTTTCGCATCCCGCAAGGGCAATGCCGTTGGGCAAGAACGAAGCGTCCAGTGGTCCTTCAACAGCGTAGACGCGCTTGGAGAAGTCGATTCGATCTTCTCCGTAAATGGCACGACCGTCCTTCTTGAACTTCACTGTTATGTATCGTATGCCACTGCCGGTAAGCGCACGACCTTGAGCGGCTACCAATTCTCCGCTGCGGTTGATGAACGGAATCACGATGCGCTCTTCGTTGGGCACACTCGTGTACGACGGGTCAATGCTGCGCACCCAATCACCAAAGCACTCCGCAAAGTAAAAGGTGTCCAGCCTGGGAATCTTGCGCGACTCCATATACACCCGTGCCACGTGAGTAGTGGGCAAAGACGAAACTTTGGGCAACTGGAGTTGTGCCTTTGGCAGACTCACTTCCGCTTCCACAGGCTTCACGTAGTTGCTCTTGCCGTTCTCGCCGTTACGCCACCGCTCCAGTGTGTACTCCTGTGCCAGTGCAGGAGCCACAAACTCAAGAAAGCGTTGCATATTGTGCCCTGCTCCGCAGTTGTGGCACTTGAAGAAGTAGTCGTTCTTCTTGGGGAAGAAGAAACCACGTGCCTTCTTCTTGTTGCGCTGCGAGTCACCGCAGATGGGGCATCGGCAATTTGCGAGTGCTTGAGACTTCCATTTGAATCGCTCCAGTTGGGGCGACACTAGGTTGATGTATTTCTTGTCGATGTAGGTGGACATAGACTATCACATACTCCACTCTGAAGTGTCGCCCCGCCTGAACTTCGCAGAAACTGAAGTCAAGTCTCGTGGTCTGTACCCTGCTCCGTATCCAGAGTCTTCGGTTTTCTTGATGTTGGAGTCGCTGAGGTCTGTGTACTCGTCGCTGCTCACGTCGTAGAACTTCATCTTCGCGTAGTTCAGCCCCACGATGAACTTCTTGTTTGTGGACTTCTGATTGTAGCGGTTCTTCAACTGTTTCACCATGATCTGCCCTGACTTCTCCAAGTCTTCTGTGGTGATTAGTGCCACCATGAAGTCTGCTGTCTGCGGCAAACCAAACGACTCCGATGTTTCCGTCAGGTCAATGTCCGTGGACGAAAATCCGGATCGGTTCACTTGGGTAGCAGTCACGATGGGCAGATCGTGCTCCACTGCCAAGCCACGCATCTCTTCCGCAATGGCTTTGATGTACGTGTACGAGTTGATGTTGTTGCCTTGCTTGAATCGACTGGACGCACAGATGTTGATGTAGTCCACGAAGATGATGTCAGGCACGAATCCTTTCTTCAAGCGCAACTCGTCCAACAGGATGCGAAAGTGGTTCACGTTTGCCATAGACGTGGGGTACTCTTTCACAATGAGTTTGCCGCTGATGCCCCGCGTGGCATTCTTCAGCCGCTTCTCGTACATATCCTTCGGCAAGTCCACCAGTTCGTCCATCGTGATGTCCATGACATTCGCGTCTATGCGTTCGGCAATCCGTTCCTCTGCCATCTCAAGGGTGATGTACAGCACGTTCTTGTTCTGCATGAGACACGACGCGGCATGGTGACACATGAACAGCGACTTGCCCACGTTTGTGCCTGCCATGATCACGTTGAGCGTCTTGGGAGAGATTCCGCCCTTGGTGATGGTGTTGAACATCTCCAAATCAAAAGGAATCTTCTTCTCCACCTTGTGGTAAAAATCGTATCGGTGTTCGTAGTCCTCAAGAAAATCGTGTCCCACGTTGGTGTCAAACGAAACCGCTAGAGCCTTGGACAAGATTTCAGGCAGAGCATTGGGTGTTCTGGTTTTGTCCTTGCCGTCAATGATTTGAATGGATTCAAGAATGGCATTGTAAATGGCTTTGTCCTTGCAGAAATTCTCTGCTGTGTCCACCAGCCACTCCAAGTCCTGCTTTGGAGCCTTTGCCAAATCGTACAGCACACTCTTGCACCGCGAGAACTCGTCTTCGGTAAGAGTCTTGTTGGCTTCCAGTGAAATGACAAGGGCTTCCTTTGTGGGGATGCCCTTGTACTCGTCTACGAACTCCTTCAGTGATCGGAACACCGCACGATCAACCCGATCACTGAAGTACTCCTCCTGCAAAAACGGAATGGTCTTCTTGCAGAATTCGCTGTCGTTAAGCAGCCCTGCCAGTATTGTCTTCTCGGTTTGGCTCATTTAGTAGTCCAAGTTCCTCTGCGCTACGCTTCATGGGATTTTGATAATCAAGTTGTCGCCAACCACCCGAACCTTTGCGGTAGGGTACAGCATTTCAATGAGATTGACCAATTCCTTTTCAGTCTCTTTACGGCTCTTTTTTTCCTTGGGTGGTTTCTTGTCCCCAATAAACCTACCCTGATTAATACCTGCATTTAGATCAAAGTCAGGAGCATCATCCCAGTCAGGGCATACAAACAACATATCCTGAACAGGAATGACTATGATTTCAGCAGCAGCCGCTGCTGGCGTTATGGACACGATTAGTGACAATAGTAGTGTTTTCATACAGACATCTCCTTATTCGTTTTCGTTGATGGATTCCTCTGATGGCTTCTCGTCTGATCCGTAGCAGAATTCCTTCTTGGCTGCGGCATCAATGGCTGCAAGAATCTCGTCCGTGTAGTACTTCTCGGGATTCTTGTTGATCTGCGACTCGAAAGCCGTCTTGCCGTTGGGCAGTTCAATCTTCGTGGACACCTTCTTGAAGACCCCGTGCTTCACCGCAACATCAAGCAGCCCGTAGTACTTGTTCAGCCCTGTCTCAAAGTTCAACTGCACATCCACCATCTTGTCCTGCTTGGTCAGGCGGCTCTTGTACGCCTTGCAGTGGATGATGTTGCCCACCACCTCGTTGTCCACCTTGTCCTTCTTCTTGGACAGGTAGATGATCGTGGACGCGGCGTACTTCAGACCGCTGCCGCCGCCCATCTCCTTCGTGGGCACATACGCGCCCACCACATCGTAGGTGTGGTTCGTCATCAGCAGGGGAATCCGTGCGTGACCCAACTTGATGGTCAGGACTCGGAACGCTGCCTTCGTGACCTGTGCGCGAGTCATGTCGCGGGTGTTCTTGCCCTCTGCGGTGTCGTTCATCTCCTTCTCGGTGGACAACATTCCAAGGGAGTCAAGCACGATCATCATGCGGGGACGGGTGTCCTTGTCCGCTTCAAGGTACTTGTCCACCGACAGCACACACTGGTGGCGGAACTCCTCCACCGTAGCCACAGGCAGCACAGCCACGCGGTCGGTGTCAATGCCACGGGACTTCAGCAGATCGGAAGTAATGGCTTGCTCCGTGTCAAAGTACATAACCATCGCGTTGGGATCAGAGTTCAGGAACTCGCGCACCACATTGAGAGCAAAGTAGGTCTTGCCTGTGGCTTGTTCGCCTGCAAGTGCCACGATCTTGTTGTCGGGGATACCACCGTGAATGGAACCGCTCAGAAGCGCGTTGAACGCATACGATCCCGTGGAAATGAATCCCTTTACATCGCTGCCCTCCAAGCCGTCAGAGGCTACGGTGGCGTACTTGTTTCCTGCTGCCTTCAGAATGTCCTTCAGTTTCATGGTTTCTCCAGTTCTGTTTTTGCTTGCTCTGCCCAGTCCAGTTCTTCTTCACACCTGCGGATGTCACCCAGACTGCCGTGTTTGTCCAGCAACAACCGCTTTACTTCGTCACGCAGAAAGACCTGTCGAGCCTCCAGGAGGCTCTTCAGGTACTCTCTGTTTTGTGGTTTCAGATCACTCATCCCCTGACAACTTCAGAGTCGGCACGGCAAGATTGGGCTTCGTGGGCACAACCAAACCACCAAAGGCAGAGTTGTACTCGTTCAGGAGTTGAGTCATGGGATCCGCAACAAACACCACGGAGTCCTTTGGAATCTGAATGGTCTGATCGGTGTCGATGAGTGCTGACCACGGAACCATCGCAAGGCTGTTGCCTTCGGGACGGCGCACGGGCACAAACATACACGGATTCTTCAGTGCATAAAAGTTTCCGTCAACCGTTTCGTTCATCTCTGCCACGACCTCTTCACCACTACGCATCTTCAAAATCTTAGTACTCATACCAGTCCTTTCTGTACATACTCTACCGTATGTAGAGGGTGTGTCCACTGTGAAATATACCTTTCCTGTTTACGCAAACAGAGAATCCAGTGTTGCTCGTTCTTCGGGACTCCACCCCACAGCATCAGTAATAGCGCGTAGTGGTTCCACGAATGTTTTATTGAATTGCAAGTCGCGGTTAATGTATTTCTCCAGTCCAAACTCCTTGGGCAAGGCAGTAGGAAATCCAATCACGCTTTCGTGAATAGGATTGGGAGTCTTCAGGTAGATGAACTTCATCTTCTCGCCCTCGCCAATGGTTCGGTACTTGCGACCCAGTTTGTGCTTGGCTACGAGGTTGTTGTACAGCAGTGCCGCTTTCACAGCAATGGGTGTGGCTTTCTTGTACACGGCTGTGCTGCTGCGCCACTTCTCCATTTCTGAAACCGAGCGGGGCGACGAGATGTCCTCAACCGAAAGCCCCTTGAACTCGCTCTCTGTGCGCTTCACAAATGCCTGCAATGTGCTCTCGTCGCTTGTGAGAACCATCTCAATAGCCGTCTTCAGTGCCTTGCGGACATACGCAGGAGTGCTTGACCGTGCGGTTTCCATGCCCATGATCTTGAACTTCGGAGTCTTGTACCGAACGCCTTCGGCATCCCACACAGACAGCATATACCGCTTCTTCGCAGTCCACACGCCCTTCTCCGCAATCACTTCACGTCCCATGACCATTTTGTTGGAGTACGCGTTCATGCACTGCGCAAGGGTGGCAAACTCCCGTTCAATCTGCGGTTGGAGTACCCGCTCACAGAACTTGTCCAAGAAGTCCACCACCCTTTGCGCGTCCTGTTCACCCTTGAAGGATGACTGCACTACCTTGCCAAGTCTTAAGTACACAGAGTCAGTGTCTGACGCAATCACATAGTCCTCGCCGTTGGTCTTGAGAATTCGGTTAAGGAACTTGTTCAGCGCATCACCAATCCACTGGATGCTCAATTGCCCTGAAAGCGTGATGGCTTCCGCCAGGGCTACATCAAAGAAACGGAAGTACTCGTTGCCGATTGCGCCGTATGCAGAATTCAACTGGATCTTGCGCACCAACTGAAAGTTGTGGTACTTGGAAATCTCGTACTCAATCTTGCGCCGCTCTTCCAAGGAAGCGGTTTTGTCCAAGTCCACCAATCTCTTCTGTGCTGCAATCATAAGCCCCTTGAACCGCTTGCGCTCTTCGTACATCGTCTCCATGAGTTCAGGCAGGAAGCCTTGACGGTCGCGCACGAACGCAACGCCGTTTGCGGCTACGCTCACGCCTTCCGCCTTTGCACTATTCAAATAGTCCGCAGGGTCAATGAACTGCTTTACAGACTCGCCGCGATTCCGTGCCAATATGGACTCGGGAGAAATGTCTCCGCGCCGCCACACGGGATTGGGGTGCTTTGTCTCGGGAGAGATGTTGTACTGCATGATGAGGTGCGGATACAGCGAGTTCAAGTCGAAACTCACCACCCAATCGTGCTTGCCTACAAGGGGATCCTTCACGTACGCACCCGCGTACTGGTCGTCCTTCTTGTGGTCTGTCTTCTGCGGAATCACCATTCCCTTGCCCATCAGATGGTGGTGGATAATGGCATCCCATGTACGCACTTGGGAGAACACGTCTTCAAAGTTAACACGGGCTGAATACGCCAAGGCTACGGCTAGTTCAAGCAGTTTCAGTTTGCTCTCTAGTTTGTCCACAAGCCGAACGTCCTGCACGTTGTACTCCACGAATCGTTGGAAGTCTTGTGTGTAGAACTCTTGAATGGTTTCGTACTCACCGTACGATAGTTTCTCCTCGCCCAACTCCACCTTGGAAATGTGGTTGAGTGAATACGACTCCTGCTTCACATAGGTGAACTTTTGGTACAGTTCGTAGTAGTCAAGGGTAGCCACACCGCTGATCACGTACGCCGTTTGATCGCGTCCCATGCGGTTAACCACAGTCTCGCGCAGCCGTCCCCACGGAGAGAGGGAGTTCGCCCATCCGTCTTCAAGACGATTCATTCGTGCCACTAGGTACGGAATGTCGAAGAACCGAATGTTCCATCCCGTTACGATATCCGGATCGAGCGACTTCCACAACTGGACGAATCCTTCCAGCATTTCCCGCTCGTCATCGTATGGGATGGCTTGAACTCCCTCTCCCTCTATGTGGAAATTCCCCAACCCAAACACATAGGTCTTGCCGTCCTGTGTTACCGTAATGGCAATCACCTTCTCCGTGGGTGATTCAGGTGTGGGAAACCCGCCTTCGCAAGAGGTTTCAATGTCGATGGTGGCAATACGCAGCCCGTCCATCGCGTACTGCACTTCTCCAGGAAACTCCTTGTACAAGTACTGGTACACAAAGTTTGTGTTGCCGTAGATGGGGTAGTTGGACACGTCCTTGAAGCGGTCAATGAACTCACGCGCTTCACCAATGTCGTCAAACTGGATTGCTTCTACGGGGCTTCCGTGAATGGTGGTGAATTGGGTTCCGCTCTTGTGGGTGGGAATGTACAGAGTGGGACAGAACGGCACACGAATGTGCTGCCTCTGCCCGTTTCGCCATCCACGGTACAGGATACTCTTGCCACGAATGTCAACGGAAGTGTAGAAGTCCACTGTGTTCCTTATCGTTCCACCAACGCAACCCAGTCCTGATGCACCATGTCCTTGTCTTCGTGACCTTGACCCTTGTTCTGTGTCCGATCCCACAGGATGCGGTCACCAACGCGGATGTCCTCCGTTAGTTTATCACCGATTGCAGCAACCGTACCCCAAATGTAGCGAGAACGGATTACTTCATTGTAGATGATGCCTGCTTCGGTCTGTGTCTGTCCGCCGAGGTGCGACTGCACCCAAATCCATTTTCCAATTGGCTTGAATCCACTCATTACAGTCTCCTATTTTTTGGTCCCCATTCTTTCCACACGAAAGTAATGGTATTTGCAAGTAAAAATCCCAACAGTGTAAGTCCCCAGTCTCGTGAAGTCATTTCAATCCTCCAATGTACTCATGGGAGTAGCACACCCTGTCAGCGTGTTTGTGTTGATACCGTCCTTCAAACCGCGACAAACGTGTCTTGTAGTCCTGTCTTGAGATGCCGTTCTTTGTGGTGGGCTTCCACAGTGGCGAACGATTGCGGTACTCACCCATGCGGGGATGCGCAGTCTTTGAGAAATATCGACAGCCGTCTCGCGTAAACATTTCGCCTGTTGCATCAGAGATGCGCACACCAAGCCCCAAGCCTTGGAAGTCAGGCAGTACCACGGTTCGGTGTTCACGCCAGGCACGTTTCAAGGTTCCGCTCGGAAGAGTAATTGCTGAAGTGAATCCGATGGGGCTGTCGTTCCATGTGAACAACCAACATCGCGCACTCTTATTGAGGTTTCCGTCGAGATAGTGATGGTTGCGGAACATTGACCACGCTTCGCTTCCGCAAGGAAGCATTTCCAAGACAATTTCGGGTCGCCTTTCCAACCCCCTTCCAACGCAACGGTTGGTGCTGGTGTCAAACACCCAATCAGGGCGCAACCACTCAATGATGTCGTAGTGGCACGACGCAAACACTAAGCCCTTCAACCCCTTTTGATCCACGTAACGGCGAATAGAGTTTGCACACGACTTCGCAACATTCCTGTCCACCACTGAAGTGAACTCGTCCACCACCGCGCTGTCCCCCAGCCGACGCGCCATGTCTGCACGAAACTTCTCACCCGTGGACAGGACATGGTACGGTCGCATCCACGACGGAATGGAGTTGAATCCCACTCCACTTAACCGTTCCCGTGCGTCTTCTGCGGACTGGAAATGGGAACACACTGCCAGTTCAGGGTTCCACACTGGATCTTCAACAGCACCGAATTGGGCAAGCATACTGGATTTGCCTGTGCCTGATGGACCAACAATGAGTCCTATACCAAAGTCTGTTGGACACGCCCCCATTTCCGGAACAGTGAACGTGCTGCTGCCGTCGAATGCGTAGTCAAACGCAGCCGACAGTTCGCGCACGGTGTCGTCCACCGTAACGGAACAGGTAAGAGATTTGCGTGTGTCATCAAACAGGGGCATATTAGGAAATGTCTCCGTATCCCACTCCGCGTTCAAAGAAGTTCTCTTCGTGTCCTACAAAGCCAAAGCACTCCCGTGCATAATCAAGAATGATCTGTTTGTCAAACTTGTTGCAGGAGTACACATCAAGCGTGATGAAGTGGGTGGGTTCAATAGAGTGGATCTGAATACCGCTCTCAATAAGCGGAACCCAACCGCTCACCCCTGTCTTGTTGGGGTACACCTCCACGCCGTTGCGGGTGGGAGCATGGATCACGAAAGGCTGACTCATGCGGGTCATGCCGATCTTGTCCACCACGCGCTCAAGAAAGCGGTAGTGCAGTTCCAAGTCATCCGCTGCTCCTTCGCGGCAACGGTACATATCAAGGTAATACGAATATCCGAATGGCTTGCTCACTTGGTCATCTCCTTTACAATCTTGTTCCAATACTTCACGGTCGCGCTGCGCTTATGACCCCGTGGTCCGCCGTTGTGTATTCTCGCCAACTGCTCCACAGTCGCGCCCTTCGGTGCGTATCGCGCCCAATACGCACGAATGATCTTTTCGGCATACGCCTTGTTCATGCAGTCTTCGTACTTGCCACCGATGGACTTGTCGTGTTCCACAGCGTCCTGCCAGCACTCGCGCCAAATTTGGTAAGGACCAATCGCCTTCCCGCCGTCACCAACAAGATTCTTGCCGCGACCAGACTCCACGGTGTACATGGCATCAAGCAGGGGGCGGGTATCAACGCTAGGAGGAACAAGGCAGAGAACGGTGGACAGAATCAAACCAAACATGGTGCGTGAA